CAACAGAAGTATCAAAATTGCTTGGCGCTACATACACATATCCCCCGCTGACCAAAGCAAATAAGCCACGGTCACCAGCGACAATTTCGTTTATGCGCTGATTTGCATTAACGCTAAAAGTGCCAGTTGAAATGTTTATGTCTGTGTTAGAACCGCTAATACTTATTTGCGGTAACACGGAATCTATTTCCTGTATTTGGTCGTTAACGCTTGTCAGGCTTTGTGAATTAAAGTTAGCCATGCCAGCTTGAAGTAAACCGTCGTTTAATAGCACAGTCATGGTGCTGTTTATGCCTGTTCCTGGTTCGTCGTTGTAATTACGGGAAGCGACACGGCCCACAAATTTTAGTTGGTATGAACCTCCTGTTGCCTGCGCATACAAATAAATTTTGTCATTTACAGCAACATACGTTTCAATGCCACCATAAGACGACATTGTGACGCTGGCGCTGTTTCCTGAATACGGCGAAACTGGCGACGAACGGCCCAAAGTAAAATTTAAAGACCTCACATATTGCGTTATATCTAAATCAGCTTGCGTATGATTTGTGACTTTCCATGTCAATTTTGGCATTACATTGCCCTAATGTTTACCGGCACAGGGCCTGAAATCCTGACATAGCGTTGCAGCGCCTGGACGACAGCGTTAGGGTCTGCGCCCTGCACAGTGACGTTTATAGTGCTACCTGTTGACCCGCCCATGCCTTGACTGTTGCTAGACAAAGTTGGTGCTTGTGTCATGCCAGGGCCTGAATCGTAAGACCCGCCCTGGTAATCGTCGCCCATACGGGGTAGGTCTATTTTGCCTATCTCGCCAATGTTGACGCCAGGTATTAGGTTAGCGCCCTTAATAATTAAGTTGATGGCGGTAATCCAAACGTTAGCCAAAGTCTCAATATATTTTAAGACGCCGTTTACGACAGTCTTTACTACGGTACGGAAACCCTCAAATTTCTTGTATGCCGCAACGACAGCAACGCCCAACGCAATAACAGCGGCGGTGATTGCGACGGCAGGGTTTAACATCATGGCCGCATTAACAGCAAGAATCGAGACAGCTAGCAGACCCATAGCGCCAATAACTACCGCCAATAGGGTTGGATTCTTTTCCGCCCATGCGCTGAACTTCTGCACGACAGGCAACAACTTTTCCATTATTGGCAAAAATGCCATGCCCACGGATTCTTTAGTTTCGTTAAAAGCAATCCCTAACTTTTTCATGCCACCAGCTGCGGTGTCGGCAGCCGCTTTACCTGCGCCACCAAAGTTAGTTTCCAAAGTCGCTAGCACTTCCTCAAGGCTGGCGCCGTCTTTAATCATGGCTTTAAGTTCAGGTGACAGGGCCTGCAACCCTCGCATGTTTCCTGCGTACGCTTTAGCCAGGGCGTCGGAAACTGTGGCAAGGTCTTTGCCTGTAGCGGCTGAAATGTCTATAGCGGTATTAAGTAGGTCTTGCGCTTTGGTGACGTCTTTAGTTGCGACAACCAACGCTTGTAACGCTGGGCGTGCTTCGTCGTCTGCGATAGCGACAGATTGCCCCAGACTGGATATATATTCCTCGACACCTTTGATTTGTGCGTCCGTGGCTTTAGTGCTGGCTTTAATCTGCCTGGCTAACGACGCTTGCGCCGCCTGGTCCTCAATGGCGGCTTTAACAGCGGAACCGATAACAGCGGTGACACCAGCCAATGCAGCGGTAGCAGGGACAGCGGCTTTCTTAATTAGGAATTGGGCTTTTTGTCCTGCTGTTTCTAGTTTCTTAAATTCTTTGATGGCTTGCTTAATACCTGTGTCTTTAAATTCGGTAATTAGCGGAATTGAAATAGCGGCCATGGTTAATACCTTAGTTTTGTTTCGGTTTGTTTAGCGACGGTTTGCACAAGGTCCGCCAAATTGTCCCTTACCTTGTCCTCATTGGCGTCAGCTGCGGGCCACATGCTTCGAGACGCCTTACCAAAACGCCGTGACAACGCTTCACCAAAACGGTTGCTGGTTGACCTGCCTGCAATGTCAAAGATTGCGCCTGCTGCGTCTTTTTGTTGCACAGTAAGAAACGCTGCCTTACTAGGACGCAACGACACTTTGACGCCACGTACGGCCTTAGTTTGCGACCACGGGAAAATTTGCCTGCCGTTAGGCGCCCATTTGCGGGCCATACCGGATAGCGGCGCTGGGCCTGCATTGTTTAGCGTTGCCTGGGCGTCCAGGGTGATTGGCTTTAACGCTGTTACGGCTTCCCTGCGAAATTCTTTATAGACGGCAGGTTCAATTTTTTTTAGCGTTTTGACGGCATCTCGAATACCGATAACTTCTGTCGTTATCTGGACGCCAGCCATGACTATTTCCTTTGTTCGTTAAGCACCTTGAAAACGGTTGCAAGGTCTTTCATGTCAAATTCTACTTGATGGGGCCAATACCCTGTCGTTGCTAAAAGGGTTGCTAACGCAAAGCGATATTGACCCCTTAGATAGGGTTTTCGGACTCAGTATCTATGACCTCAAGTTGCGTCAGCCGTTTAATGAAATCGTCGAGGACCACGGGAACGACAACGCCGTTTTGCTGTAGTGCCGTATGGGCCATAAACGCCAAATCTTCCATGCCGATTCCGTCGCCAATCTTGGACGCTTTAGTTTTAAATTTGCGTTCCCATGCAACGATGGTAAAAAGGTTGGTGCTGATGTCTATAGGGCCGTCGCCCTGGTCTACACGTAGCGTCAATTTCATGTCGGGTTCCTTTGTTTGTAGGTTGAAATCAGCTAACAACGGTGGTCAATACCCCACCCTTAAACGTTATGGAAATGGTGCTTAATTCGCCCATAGTGGCGTTGATGACAGGCAAGGCTTCCAGATAGCACCCCACTAATTCAAAACGGGGTTCCGTGGCACTAGCTGTGGTTAAGCCTGCAACGGTGTTAGAAACTTTGACGGTGGTTGTCGTACCCACAAGGGCGGCAAGTGTGGCGTATGTTTCGGACGCCGCATAGGACATATATAGGTCAAGGGTAATTTCCTGATTAAACAGGCCTGCAACAAACACCCGTGACGTGCCACCAAAAGCGGTGGATTCGAGGGCTTCGGCGGTGTTGGTGACGGTTGCGCTAGTGCATTGGTCCGTCAATGACACAGCATTAACGACGACGCCTGGGTTGGAAAGATAGGTGCTAGTAGCCATGGGGGTTTATCCTTTTTCGGTTGGTTTAGTTTTAGCAGATTTTGGCGGTGCTTTGTCCTCAACAATAAAACCGTGCAACAGTAACGCCTCGACGTTCACGCCTGCTTCAGGTTCGTATATGTCGCCAGGTGTCCCTATGCGATTGCTGACAATACGATAAGTCACGATTGCGCCTGCATGTCAACGGTCAAGTCATAGGCGGCAAAAGTTTGCCCGCCGACAGTAACAAAGCCAGGGCGCCCAGACTTCACAGCGACATTGCTAGCCAAAAGGGCAGCAGACATGCTTAAAACGTTGCGTAAGCCGTCCAAGTTCCCTGGACCCAATGTTAGGACCTTGACGCTAAAAGACATCTTGACGATGGTTTTAGACAGGGCCTCAAAATCGGGTGCGTCAATAAAAACGCAAGGCGGGTTTATCTGTTCAGGGTTAAAGACAACCCGTAGACCTGTCACCGTCGCCAGCTTCGTTGCAAGGTCATCTATGGCCTCATTGAAAAGGTCTGTGTAGACAGTCATTAGGCAACCGCTGGTCGAGGGATACCCGCAAGTTGTTTAATCAAAGGACTAAGGCCCGTGCTGACAGGTGTACCCATGTCTGTGAATCCTGCAAAGTCATTAACGGCGCCACGCTGACGGTATAGGGCGCCCGCATACATCGTGACCGCAAGCGTGCATTCGGAATTTGGCGAAGTTGTCAGGCTGTCCGTGTATCCCGATTCTTGACGGCGACGGAAAATAAAGTTTGATGCACTCGACGCACATTGCGTTAAAAACGCTGTTTCGTCTACGCCAGCCAAAGCGATTCCAAGCCAAGTGCCAACAGCGGGACCTAAAACCCACGTGCAAGTTTCGGTATATGTCAAAGTTCCTTGCGGAATAGCGGCGCTTCGTTCAAGGTCGTCACCTGCGTCGTAAAACAACACCTGATTAGGTATTGGCACGTCGTAGTTAAACATCAAGTCGCCTTGACTATCTACACCCGTAAACAGGTATGCAGGCAAAGCGTAAACGTTGTGTGTGCCGTTCAAACTATGACCTAAACCCACCAGGGTAAAAGGCAAACCTAAATCAAGTTCAGGTTCCGTCAATGTTTGAACAACAGCGTAATCGTCTAAACGCTGATGAAAAGTAACTTGATATACAGCCATGGGCGGCTAACCGCCTTTCGACTATGCCTGGGTGATTTTGCGAATCATTGAACTATTAGCTGCAAACGTTGCGGCGTAACCAAACATTGACATTGTGCGGGACACGGTGCTTGGGTTTTCTACGGACAGTAGGCCACGGTCAGCACGGTAAATTTCGTACGCATTGCTGTTAAAAATCACCATTGTTTTTACGGCGAAGTTGTTGTCAACGACGATTTGCAAACCAAGCGGGTTGGCGTTTTGGAATGCGTTGATTCCGCCGTTACCTACAGCGTTAAACGCATTAAGTCCGCCACCGGTGTAACCGAAAATTGGGCGGTCTGTGGTGTCCGTCAGCTGCATCATCAATCCCCAGGTGGTTGGGTCGACAGCGATATGGGTTGGCAGGAAGTTTGTTGCTGCAACCGTGGTCACGGCGCAATCGTAGATTGACTTCAAAAGGTCATCAACGGACAAGTCCCAGACACCATCGCTGGATGCGGCGGTAACTAGGTTGTCGCAAGCAAAGTTGTCAATCGCCCGCAAGTACTGTCCTGCAAGGTCTTGCATGATAACGGCCATAGCGGCTGGGTCTGTGAAGTCGACGGCCTGATACGACAAGGTTGTTGCGCCAGCAAAAGTCTTTTTGGTAACCGTATTCGAAGCAATTACGCTGGTTGTTGCTGATACGGCGTCAAACTGTGCGGACTGTTCTGCGACGGTCGGGTGCGTTGTCCAAGTAGGACGGATGAAGGTTGCACCAGTTCCGCCACCAGGCATGGCCCTTGTGCCTACGGCTGTCAAAAGCGGGGAAATATAGTTGATGTCTGCAAAGACAGGTCCAAGCAACGGCAAAGGAACGATACCGGTCACATTGGTTGACGTGACGTCACCAGCTGCGGCTTCGATTGGCGACTTGTGGTAGGCACGGTAGTCGTCCCAAACCTTGACGGCGTTAGCGGCTTCAATTCCGCCCTTATGGATAGCGGCCATATATTCAAAAGCGTTTGGCAGGCGTGGTTCACGCTTTGCGCTAGCAAAAATTGGTGCGGTTGGCACTACGACTTCGGCTTCAAGTTCCATTGGGGTTTCCTTTTCGGTTTCAGGTTCGGCTTCGGTTTCAGGTTCCGTGTCAGGTTCGGACGCTGCTACTTGGGTTATGGTAGCACCCGCAAAAGCAGGCGTGGGGACAAGACTAAGTTCCACCCAATCGGCAGATAAAACAATCATGTTGCCGTCGTCGTCAAACTTAAATTCGGTTGGGTTGACACCTACGGACACGGAATCGAGAACGCCGTCAGCTGCGAGAACTAACGCTTCGTCGCCTGCACGGGTGTTAGAAACTTTCGCCGTAAAATACATGGCTTCAGGGCTATCGACTCTCTCACTTAAAATTCCGATAGCCATAGTGCTGTCGTGGTTCATATACAGACGGGGCGCTTTGCCGTCAATGGGCAAACTACCTGGCGCAAATTGCACGGTAGTTCCATCGCTGACAGTAGCCATGACGTTATACGGGACAGCAATACCTGTGATGGTGCGTCGTTCCGCACCGTCTGGGCCTGCGGCGTCAACAGTAAAAGTGCTGGAAGTAAATTTAATCATGATGAAATTTCCTCTTGTGTGTTTTGTTGTGGCATTGGTTCATAGTCGGACATTTGGTGGACTTCAAGCATTTTTTCGGTATCCCATTTAACGTAGGTTCCCCTGGGTAGTTGTTGTGATAACGCTGCCGTAATTGCGGTGGCATACATTGACAAACCAAAAGTCCACAAGTCCGATTTGGCGCTGGCTGACGTCGAATATGCGTAACTACCTGTTGATAAACCCAATAGATACGGGGGAATATTGCACAAGTTAGCGATTTCTCGGCTTTGATATTCGGCTGCGTCAATCAACAACATTTTGTCCGGTGTCGCTGTCGTTTCCGTGTATGTCAAATATTCGTTTAAGGCTGCCGTCTGGTTGCTTGCCCTGGCAGCGTTGAACGCTTCAGCTAGTGCGGCTAGTTCTAAAGCGCTTAACGGTTCGCCACCTGTCTGCTTCAATACGCCAGCAGGGATAGCGGAACTAGCGTTACGGTTGCGTGCGTCCTCAAGTTTTAACGCCGTCTGGATTGTCTGTTCCGACATGAAAATCATGCCTTGTGTAGGGCTGTAAATTTGTACGACATCGTTGGGGTCTATAGCGCCACCGTTAAAATAAATCTCTTTGCTTTTACCAAACCATACGGGCGGGTTGGCGTCGGGTGTCGTGCAAGAACCTTGCGGTAAACGGGTTGCGGACGCCATATAGCCGTCCTTAGTGCGAGAAGTTATATAAAGAAAGCAACGCCCAAAAAAGAATAGGTCATCAAATACCCATGGGAATAGGAAACTGTTTGGCATTTCGGGGTCAAGTTGACGCAACCAGCTTCGAGGCGCCAACGGCACTTCTTCCATTTCCTCACCGTTCCACATTTCGCCGCACATCTTTAAATCCATAGACGCCAACACGGACGCCATAAGGTCACGGCTTCGAGAAATAGACGCCACACTCATTGCACGGTTTCGTAACGTGCCAGCCTGGTAACTCCACCAATCACCAATCAGGTTAGGGCCAGCGACTTGGCTTGAATAGTAGGCGCCACCAACAGCAGCTGCGGTAACTTCAGGTTGGGGGCTGACCGCCGCTTTAGTTACTTTGCTAGTGAAAATTCCCATGTTGGTTTCCTTTAGGGGGTTGTCCCTGCCCAGCCCGACGCCAGGCAAGGACTAGGCAAACTTTAGCGCAACGGATAGTCACGGTGTCCGTGATACAGCGAACATTGGTTTGCCTACCGCTTTAGGCCGTGACGATTCCGCTATTGCCCAAACCATGCAGCGGGCTAACTCAATAGGCCCTGGGCTTTTTTGCGATGACAGGACAACACCAGAACCCGTTTTAGTTAGGACGGCACGGTTGACATGTTCCGCTAACGCCAATTCGCCACGGTGACGAACCTTGCCCTCGACAACCATCTTTTGAATAAGGCCCGAATACTTAAGCAATTCGCCGTAACCAATAGTTGTTGTGCGCCTTTCCAAAATTGTTGGCAAATGCAAATGCAACGACGGTGTTATAACTAGGGTCGTCTGGGTGTCTGCCATGACACGCCCAATTTCTGCCCAACATGCGTCCTCAGTATCAACCATAAATTCCACTATCACATGCGCTTTAGATTCGTGGACAACAGACCGCACACCCACATACCGTCCGTCTGCAAGGTCCGTGTCAACAGCCAACACACCGCCAGCAGGCATAGGCAAATCGGTAACCTGTTTATCCCACAGTCCGACAGGTAGCCAAGCGCCCCTAGCGGACACCCACAAATTAAGGTGCGCACGTAGGAAACTGTCTTTTTTAGATACGGCCCGCAACGCCTCAACCGTCACCGTGACACCCATAGCAGGATTAGCCGCCAACCAGTTTTTTTCTAGTCGAGGGTCAGCGCCAGGCGCCATGCTGTATTCCGCAAAATAGGTTTGTCCGGTAACGCCCGTGTCAATTTCGCTAATGGCTGTCTCCCTCATCTGTATCATGCACACGCTGGATTCGTCGCCCGCCGTGGACCACATAGACAACAACGGGTTTTGCCTGGCTATCTGCGACGGCCTCAACGCCGTGTCCACAACCTCGCTAGATATGTTCCACAATTCGTCAATGACGATGAGGTCATGGGAACCGCCGTGCAAGTTTGGTGTCGCCGCCCTAACTTCCCACGTTGACCCGTCAGGCATTTTGACAGACTTACGGCCCATAGCATTAGCCGCCTTAGCCCCAAATTTTTCTACAAGTATTGGTGCAATAATTCCAAAGATTGCTTCCGCCCTATCCAGTTTGTTTGCCACCGATAAGACGGACTGGGGCTTGCCTCGCATAGCTGCAAAGTCTGTAAGCCACCAACCTATTAGCGGACACAACCCGCCTTGCGATTTTCCATTTTGACGGGCCGTACTGACCAACGCCTCTCGAAACTGAAGTGCGCCTGTATCGTCATGGGCCAACTGTCCACAAAGTACGTGCTTTTGCCAATCCATCAACACCAAACCCATATGCGATTCAGCCCAGGCCGCAACACCCAAACCGTACGACGCCTGGTTAACGCCCACCGTTTCCAATCTGGGCAAATGCGCCGTGACCTGCGACGATTCGGGCTGGTTCCCGCCAGTTTCCCCCAAAATGTTTAACGAGGA